CTTCCTTGACCGCTTGGTTAATACGAGCTTGCTCCGTTTCACGTTCACGCTTGAATCCATTCTGGGTCTCACGCATAAAAGCACGATCAACTTCGCCATCGGAGTACCGAGGAAGTTCGGTAATAATTTGTGTCATAAAAAAAAGGAAGGGAGTGGCCGCTACGCAGCCACCCCCAACCAGAATCATTTATCCAGCGATACGCTTGATGCTAAGAAGCAGACGAGCCTTACCAGCGGTAGCAACACCACCGATAGCAGTACTGGCTACAACCTCAAGGTTTCCGTCAGCAGCACACACAAGGCGTGGAGTAGTTGTTCCGTCAAGGCTATCACCTGTGTTTGCAACAGTATTTAGTGCATTGACAGCGATTGCAACAATCAGGGAATCAACATCGTCAGTTCCAGTACTAGCATCACTTCCGACTGAGAAGGTAGCAGAACCTACGCCAGCGAAGGCTTCAGTTACCTCCAAGGCAGCACCGTCAACAACATCACCCTTTTTAACAGGGATGTTGATGAGCGTGGTAGTGTTACCAGCAGCTACTGTGAAGTCGTTAGGATCAAGTACGATCTCGTCGGTGTATCCGCTTTGAGCGGCATTTACAGTTAAGCGTGACATATTATTATATCTCCTTTGTTAGTGATTAGGACTTAGCAACAATCTTGCCGTGCGCACCAGGGTGGTAAACACCGAGAGTCAAAGCACAGTCAACGAAGCCACGCTCACCGCCACCAAGATTTGGAAGGCGTGTAGAACCCATTGGGATCAACTCGTGAACACCATAGTACTCAGGGTTAACCAAGTAACCAGCACCACCGTCCCGTGCGGTTTCAGCAGCGGCTGGCATACAATCAGGGTTAGCGTTTACGATGGAGACGATACCGTGATCGGACTGATACAGATCAACGGAAAGCTTGATGCTTCCGCTTTCGCCATTGTAGTTAACGGAGCGAACATTGTCGGAACCAGAAGAGATACGAGCGAAGTCGCTGATATCGTTACGAAGAGCAGTATCAGCAATAAGCATCAGGTCGTTGGTAGAACCAGTAACCTTGAATGCCGATGTAATGATACCGTTAAGTTCTTCCTCTGTGAACACGGCTGCATCGGTGTCCTCGATGCTCGCATCTGGAGTAAGGAATGTAGAAGGGACATCGCTAGGAGTTCCAGCACCACCAGTGTTACTTACGGATTCAATCCATTTGCCTAGACCGCGAAGAGCATTAGCTGTACCGATGCCGTCCTCAGTCGCTTTATCTTGCTCGCCACAGAGGGTAGCTTCGATGTCACGCTTGAGTTCACGGATTGCTTTAGCTTCAGCTTGAGCGATCTTAGCAGGACCAACGGAGTCAACAGCTTCCTGAAGATCGGAAACCATATAATCACGGCGGAACTTTTGAACACGATTACCCAGACGAGCACGGCCAGCGAACTGGTCAGTGAACGCAGTAACGTCAGCACCTTCAGTGATACCGGCAGTACTAGGAGCGGCAAGTGAATCAACAGTCCACTCTACGTTAGTAGCAGAGGCACGTTGTTTGTTAGCGGAAGAAAGGACTGGAGTTTCCTCTGGAGCAAGAATTGTCAGAACATCTGTCAAGTCTTCCCGATTGGATACACCAGAACCTGTATTGGTTGTGTCGAATGTATTTGAAAATTGAGACATTTTAAATAAGTATTAGAGTGATATTAAGATTATCGTTGTTGTAGTTTAAGTTTGCGAAGTGCGGCGAAATCACGAGCGTTACCCGTTTGTTTGAACCGAGCCTCTAATTCTTTTAGAGCCTTGGCTGTTCTTGACGCAGTTTTTTCGGACTTAGCTGAACCGGGTACTCCGGTGCTGGAGGGATTTAACGTAACTGACTTCTTGCCTTCGGCTACAGGTTTGCGTCCGTAGATGCTATTTGTAGCGTGAGCAAAGAAGTAATCCAATTGAGCGGCTACATCGGGTGCTTCACGTTTAACAACCTCTTTGAGTTTCTTAAATCGTGCGTCACCTACTGTAGATTCAAATTGTTTCCGAAGGTCATTATCCTCTCCGTCCAGCCACTTCAGTTCCTTCTTAGCTCTTTCCTCAAATGCTTGAGTAAGTTGCTCACCCTCTACTTGGGCTTGTACTTTAGTTAGCTGATCAGGGAGAAAGGTTTTCTGTGCTTTCCGGGCTTTAAGTAAAGCCTGACGCACTTCCTTCTTCGACCAATCCTTGCCGTCAATTTCGGCTACTATATCTTCAGGTCCATAAGAATCACTTTCAAAAAGAAGATCCTCTGCCCACTCAACAATGCCTTCGATCTCCGTAGCCTTATCCTGTAACTTCTCGATAGTATCGAGATTACCGAATGGGTTATTTTCAATCTTCTTGCTTGCTTCAAGGGGGTTGTCACTCTTCTTGAGTTTATCCTCTAACTGGGTGAGCCGTTCTTCGGCAGCCTTGCGTTTCGCTGTCAGTTCACCGAACCGAGCAACCGCACGACTACCTAGCTTCTCAGCCAGTTCCTTTAGATCCTCCTCAGACATATCGTCTAAGTCCAACTGTGAAAGAACATCTTCGGATTCAGTCCCCTCGGTGGCTTCTGAAGTCTCTTCGCTTTGGACTTCTTCTTCCTCTTCGGTTACTGTCTCTTCGACTTCCTCTGTGACTTCTTCCTCGGGCTCTGCCTTTGGAGTCATCTCACCGAGTCGCCGTTGAGCGAAATCCGTGACGGATATATTAGTATTTTCCACTGTGTTTTCTACTGGTTCAGCGTCTCCAGTTGTGATTTCGTCTGTCATATCTTTCCACTCATTAACGCCGAGCGATGGCGATGGGACGGATTATATCACAGGGGTTATATAAAATCCCTGAACTTATTCCGTAAATCTTCCCAGCCAGCAAATTGCAGTACTTGATCGTACGTAATAATACGTCCCGACACCTGCTGGATGGTATCACTTGAGGCTTCGTGAAGCTCTTCGATAGTCTCCTCGCGGAGCTTGTGAATCATATCTACAAACCGAGCAAATGCTTCGTGGTTATGTAGAGTCCTAACATCATCTTGGATACTCATAAATTACTTTGACTGAGCCATTTTCATTAGCTCATTAGATACATTCTCCATACGAGGTCCGATGCCAGCACGATTTAATGCAACTCGGTTTATGTATTCGTCATTACGAAGGAACTCTTTTGCCGCCTTAGCGTAGTTCCCTTCATTGATATACTTTCTAGTATTTGGGCTACCTCCGATTGATCCTCGGTAGAACTCGCCAAAAATGGCTTCCTGTGCCGAGATTGGGAATGAAGCAAAGTTTGGAAGAAGTTTTTCTAGCTCCGGAAGTCTTCGCCTAATATCCTGGTCAAGCAAGGAAGCAGCCTGTGATCGTGTAATACGTTGCCCAGGTTTTACATCCGCACCATAATGACCGTGACCTATCGTGTAGAACTTCTCCCCGGAACCCTTTCGTGCTACGGGATCAAAGCCCTCGTATTCTAATAGGTAGTCCTTGAATGTTTGTACCCTAGAATTAAGTCCATTGATTTGAGATGCTCTCCTCTGGGCTTGTTGTGATACTGACAAGTTTTGGGGCGCATTGCGGAACCCTTTAGGGAAGGGCTTAATGATTTTTTCAATATCACCCAGTAGGTTAGAACCGTTCTCCATAAATAGTATCGTTATTAGTATTATTGTACTTATAAGTTCTGTGTCTCGATATCACCCATCTGTGCTGGTGCTGTACCTACACGACCAATCTGAGCATTCTGTGCTTGCTGCATCTGGAAGGTGTACTGACCTGCGTACTTCTGTAGACGTTCAGCGAATGCTTGGTCAGTCTGTAGACGCTGTGCCACATCGGGCTGAGATGAGTACTGCTGAATTACTTGGATCGCAATCTGCGCTCCAGCGGGACGAGCAGGCTGTTCAATACCTGAGTAAATCTTAGCAAGATCGTCAGTAACATTTTTAACCATTTCTTGTTGGGCAGTTTCAACTGGCTGGAGTACTGCATCAGCCATAACTGGGTCAATCTCAGCCGCCGCAATATCGAGCAGACTATCCACGTTAAGGCGGTTATTCGCATTGAGTTGATTGAGTTGTACAAACTGAGCAAGTTTGCTTTTAACGGTTTCTGGATCAGTATTCTGAACATCGAAGCTAATGAGTATATCAAAGTTTTCATCGGGGTTGCCTTTGTTGAATTGAATTGGATCAGGTGTACCCGTTACACGGAAGAACACCTCATCTGGTCCGAAGCGTTGGAAGCAGCGGTACGCCATACGTAACACTTCTGCTGTATGGCTAAGGAACTTGTCCACTAAGAATTGCTGACGAATCTGGCTGATAGCTGAACCCTCGTCCAAGCCAACCAATCTGTCAGCTTGAGTCTGTTGGGTCTGCTCCATTTCTAGGGATCCCTGATTGTATGCAGGAGTCGGAGCGAAGTCCAAGTCACCCTTGCGGCGATAAGGAATCATACGCCCAGGCCCCCAATCGCTAGGGGCTTGTCCTACAGGGTGCAGAATTGGAGGTAATGTCGCTAGGCTATTTCTGTCGATTCTTGAATCCCGCTCAACCTTGACCTGATTCTGGATACCCCGTAGGACGGAAGGTATTGTGTTCGTGTCATAGAGACGCTTGCTATCCTCAGATAACTTAGTCACTACAACAGGGTAATCTTCGTACCCGTTCAGAAGCTCGAACTTAGCATAGCCCTGAGCCATCTCATTGCCATCAAAGTCCCGATGAAAAACCGTGCAGTAAATTCCTTCTGATCCATCTTCTGGATCAATTAGACGCTGGTAAGCATATGTAATCTCAATCAGTTCTTCTGCTTCGTATGCGTTATCTGTTAAGCTAATGGAACGGCGACCTTCTTGCTCCCGTTCGATACTATCAATGTTTACGCCACGATAGTGTTCGATAACGTAGTCAACGAAGTCCTCATCCCAGCCTTCAGTTACTACTTTATTCTCTAGTTCCTGCGGAGTGTAATACGTACGCCAGAAACAGTAAGGGGCACGCTGTGGGTCAGTAACGTATGGAGGGAAGAAGAAGTCCCCGTCAGGGGCTAGTGTCTTAACCTCTGGTGCATTGACTTGGCGGCGAACTACAGGGAGTTCTGTCTCGCCATTCTTGCGGAGTTCCTTGAGTGCTTTCTTTGCTCTCTTGTCAGTAGTACCCTCGAATGTAGCCTTGATTAACTCAACTAGAGCCTCATCTTCTTCGCCTGATTGAATCGCATCAGCAACCTCTGGGCTGATCTGAGCGATCTGCTGTAGGTCAAGTGTCTGTAGGAATCGACGATCCTCCCGATGCCAGCCTACGTATGTAATCAAGATGCCACGCTCAAGCAGGTAATTCGCACCGAGTTCCATTTCACGGAAGAAACGTGGAATATATCCACTAGATACCATCCACTTCAAGAACCCGGAGACTAGCTTGCTAC